AGAGAGGTTTCTTCTGACCCGTGCTACGCTCAGATGCGTTTCAAAAATGTTGAGTTGGTTGAGAGGTTGTTAACCCTCTTCCAACTTTACGGAGAAACCACTGGGTGAGATTGGGTTACTATGTAATTCAATTAAGCACTGTCACAAGAGATCTCAAACCCCCTGTTTGAGACCTCAAGCTAAGGATTTATTCCTCACGGAGGTCGTCCCGCTTAATATCACAATCTGATATAGGGATCAGATCGCCCAAGGTGATTTCGTTAAGTATGCAGTATCCGGTCGGGGACCGGTTCGGCGTCTCTTCTCGGAGTTACCCGAGCGATTTGGTTATCTTACTTCAATTAAAAGGAGTAGGTGACCTATTTCAGTTCCTAGTCTCCTTCTAACCTTCAAGGCCGATCTCAAGGTACTGCTGGTTGTATTCGATGAAACAGACTGTCGAGCTATTCGGGTTTAAACCGATTCGGCGTCTCTTCTCGAGTTCTAATCGAGCGACTTGGGTATTCTACTTCAAGGAAAAGAAGACCGGACTCTTAAGTCCTTCTTGTAATCTTAACCTCTTCAGAGCCGAGCTCATGATAGAGAGCGACAGTCTGAATCTCGATTCGGCGTCTCTTCTTCCCTTTCAGGAAGCGAGTTGGTTATCTTACTTCGATCAATGAGGTAGGTGATCTATTTCAATTCCTGTTCCTATCATGATCTTCAAGGCCGAGCTCAAGATACAAGCCCCAACATCGAGATGGTGAATCTCTAGTTGGCCTTAATGTTACCACCCCCAGTTGGGTTAACAGTAGCCCTAAAGGTGTTAGAATGACGATACCAACGCTTCAGAACCTTCGACTCACGAGAGAGCCTGCTAGCAGTCTCTCCCGTACGAGTATAAAGGTTCTTAGGAACTGGTAACGCCCCAAGGTCAGTCTCGATTGCTCGAATTGCTGACCAAAGGGCTTCAAGTCCATCCCAGTCAAGAGATGAAATTTGAAGTTCTTCTAATTGTGTACGAAGGTCTCTAAAGGCTATGACCGTATCCATGAAGGCCTCACGGTATACCGTTTCATTCAGAGAGTCAACTACTTCTTTCGGAGTAGTCTTCTCTATACCTGGATGTTCCGGCGACCGATCTGGCCCCCTGGGTACCGTTCCATAGTGTTCCCGATCTCTGTACACCGTTCCTAGCCTCTTAGCCTCCGCAACCAGCGGAGCCCAAGAGTCTAAGACTTCAAGACAAAGTTTTACCTCTGTCTCAAAGAAGCGGGATACCAGACCGGAAACCCGGTCCATCGCTGTTCCATAAAGAGCAGTTGCCGATTTCATCGTCAACCACCCTTTTAGTCCAGCATAGGCCGGCCCAGAGGGACCGTAGAACGTAACCACGTAATTTCGGAGCCGTTTAGGCATTGAAAATAAACGTTTAGACGCCGACGCTTTAGCCTTATACCCATAACCCAGGACAGACAGTGTCTGTCCCAGTGTTAAGGAGTATTTTCGGATGAGCTCTAATAAGCCAGCAAGAGATTGCCGGCCTATGACGAACTCAGCGAAAGGAACCATTGAAACGTTCACTCCGTGAAGGAATGTTCGTTTCGCAAATTCAAAGACTGAACCGTTGTTGGATACAAGAGACTTATGGTCTCCAATACCTACGTCCATTCGTTTCATCAATGCTAAATACTCTTTAGCTACGCAGGTACGCGCTATGACTACATCGTCTCCCAAGACGGAGTAGCCTTCATACCAACCTTTACCAATAGTAATCACACCCGCTTTAAGAGCGGCCCATTGAACAATTGCATGATGGATGAATGCTAACATAGCCCAAGAGGACAGAGCACCCATGGGTTGTCCAGTAGCATACTCGACGTAGCCAAGTTCGGAGATCAACTGTTTAGGTTGACCTCTCCCGAACGAGACTCGTTTCGGTGTATGATACTTACGACCAACCATGAGGCAGCCCCACAACTCCGCACCCCAACTTGTTAAGAAGGGGCTTAAGAGGACCTTTTGCAAGATCAATGGTATTCTGTCAGTTGCAGCAGATAAGTCAAATGAGAAAACGGGTGGGAGCCGACCGTCAGCTTGACGGTTCGACTCTTGCCATAATCTTAAATGACGAATAGGCCGTTCCTGATCAAAAGTACCATCTTGTGGGATTTGCTCCAGTAGGCCGAAGATCGCCTTATGAAGGGCGTTCATCAGCCACTGTGTCCATGGGTCTACCATAGCAAACACTCGTATCTTACCAGCCGGTTCGGGTTTGAACCCAAGCTTCCCAAGCCAATTCGTTGCTTCGAACGGACACGATTGTCCGCCCGGAGAGAGTGGAAGGGAATCCTCCCACACCCACAACTCCTTGGCCCAGGCCGCTATCCGGTTCAGCACCCACTGGTTTCCAGTCATCTTACACCAATTTTCTAACATTGGATAAAGAGGGCTGTGTAACCACGTGTATGCCGAACTTAGGACCGATGCTGGGGATGTACTTTGGGCCCCTACGGGCTCATTGTATCCCTGCACCGAAGGCCCAGACTTCGAGATTACGAATGGTTTGGCGCGAAGGCTCTTCATATATTCCAATGGACCTTCCCCCTCTTCCGACCAAAGTGCATCAGTTACTGTTCCTTCTTTTTGGAACTTAGTCTTCAGCACTTTGACCAGATGAGTGGTTACGAATTGACTAAATTCGTAGCCTAAGTTGGGGTCCATACCGCAAGCGTCAGTGATCGTTTTGATCTTTACTTTTCCAGGAAACTCTAAGATCCGGTATAAGCCGAATAGAGTAGACCAGAATCGTATTGCCCAAACTTCACCCCGACGTAGCCGTGCTCGATGAAGAGCTGGAATAATTGAGGGGCACCCAGCATGCGTTCGACCGACCCTAGCCCCAAAGGGGGTAAGATCGTACAGGCGTTGGCCACCCACAAACTGTTGAAGCATTGAAGAACAAGCTTTCAGGTAAATTACCAGAAACTTGATCCCCCCTGACTTATACAACAGATGGTAGGTTTTCAACGTAGTGATAACTACTTTGACTACTGAAAGGTTAACTCTCCGCCCGAGCAACGCCACACATCCTAGGACGTGTGGTATCGCCGGTCGCCCAAGTTTTACCTTGAGCATGGCACCAAGAGAAGCATAGGAGCTTAGCAGTCGAGAATACGCACGACCAAGCGTTCGCTTGAATTGTGTTATTGTCACTGTTAAACTTTACTAGCACTCTTGGACTTCGGTTTCCTCTTTTCAGAGGGCCGCAGCCAGCCTTGGAAGGCTTTGGTGAGTGAAACCAATCAGGCTTCAAATAGCTAATTCACTTTCCTATAGTTTGACCCCGAAGGTGTCAATAGGTTGGATCCGTAGCGGTGGAAGGACTCTCTTTCTACCGTGAGCCGGCGTACCTAATCTGACATCTTTCGACCAGCTGTACGATCACCCCACGCTAAGGCTTATTCGGCCAATAGCGAGTGATCCTTCCCTCCGATACGGACTAGTTACAAACGGTTGGGGTTCACCCTAATCTGTTACTGAGTACCTCAGACATAGCACCGTGTTCTAAGCGGTGTGGTAGTCTTTTGGAATTACCTCAGTCAGCTCTCCGTCCCTTCCTACCTATCCCTTCATTTCGGCCTTGACTCAGTGAGCCCTGCCTATCTCCCTCTAGGAAGAAACCTCTATTTGACCTGGCGTTACGCAAGGTCGTAGATACTTTCCCCTAGGGCGTGAGGTGTGAGCACACGCTTACTAGTTCCTCAAGCGAATGAAGAGTGGTCATCCTCTCTACTAAGTCTACGCAACGTCCAAATGGGCGCGATGGGAGAACTCCCTAACTCAGATGCATGTCAATTGAGACACACATTCTTGTTAAAGAAGCCCCTCCTGGAGCGGCTTTACCAAGAAGGTCCGGCTTA